TCCTATGGCAGTATCTGCAAAGAAAAGAGCAAAGGCTCACGCTATCATGAACAAGACGGTAGATGAGCCAATGCTTGATCAAGAAAACTACGTTGTCTCTATCACTACAGCATTGCAGTGGTATTCGCTAAACGTAGATGAGAAGAAACGTCGTCGATTCGCTATCGAGTATTTCGCAAAACTCGGCAGAAAAGCCGAAGTTGTTGCAATCGACAAAGCATCTGACTTCGACGTTCGCCAACTTGGCATTCTCTGTCGCCTTATCACCAATGGTAACGAGTTGAGTGAAGAACACATGGAACGTATCGAGTCCATGGTAGGTGACATCATGCGCAAGGCTGGTATCGCAAAACCCAAAGCAACTAAGACTGACGATGTAGTGGTCAAACAGCCATCGATCCAAGATCGTATGGACGAGAAGGCTCACGAATTGGCAGGTGAGATCGAAGGTGCATTGGACGAATTCGTTCTCAATAAAACAACTGAGTTCTCTACGAAGAATTACCTTCTGGCGAATGAGGTATCTGCTCCCATTGCTAAACGTATCGGCGAATTCTTTGTTGGTCGTTCTAAGGAACTACACGAGGCTCTCGAAGGTTCTGATGCTCAACTCAAAGAAGGTTACTCCAACTTCACCAAGCGTGAATTGAAGAAGTTCGCTGAGTTCATGGACACAATTATCGGTGACTGCACTCAACAAGTGCAAACTGCTAAAGCAAGTCGTGCTCCACGTAAGCGTAAGACTGCAACGCCAACCAAGTTGGTATCTAAAATGAAGTTCATGCGAGAGTTCGCTGAATTGAAACTCAAATCATGTAAACCAGAAGACATCATCGGTGCTACCGAGTTGTGGGTATACAATACGAAATACCGTAAGGTTCAAGTTTATCGTGCCGAGAGTTCTCTGTCAGTGAAGGGTACGTCTGTGCTTGGCTTTGATGTTAAATCGTCTCAGTCCATGACACTCCGTAAACCAGAAGAATTCTTCAAGGGACTCTCAATGGGTAAGCGAGCATTGAATGGTGCTCTGAAGAAATTGACCACGAAGCCAACTGCTCCGAATGGTCGTGTTAATGAAGAATGTATTTTGCTTGGAGCATTTTGATGATTTTAGTTGATTATAGTCAGGTGTCACTGGCTGCAATTCTAACTTTCCAACGAGAGTTGAAAGGTAACGAAGCAGAAGTGAAGAATCTGATTCGCCATGTAACCTTGTCCACGATTAAGTCGTACAAGAAGAAGTATGGCAAAGACTTCGGGCAGATCGTCATCTGTTGCGATGGTCGTAAGTACTGGCGCAAAGAAGTGTTTGAACACTACAAAGCCAGTCGTAAGAAGAACCGTGATGCATCTGACTTAGATTGGAAATTGATTTTCGATACGCTGTCAGAAATGCGAGAGGACTTGGCTAAGTATTTCCCATACAAAGTTGTTCATGTGGAACGTGCTGAGGCTGATGACGTGATTGCTGTTCTATCCAAGTGGGCTCAAGAGAACGAACTGACACAGGTTGGTTTGGTTGAAGAAGCTCAGAAGGTTTTGATTCTGTCGTCTGATAAAGACTTCAAGCAACTCCAACTCAACTGGGATGTCAAGCAATGGTCACCAATGCAGAAGAAGTACGTAACTGGCTCCAAGAAAGAAATCACAGAGTGGATGACTGAGCATATCGCTAAGGGTGACTCTGGTGACGGTATTCCTAACGTCTTGTCTACCGACGATGTATTCGTTAAGGGTGAGCGCCAGAAGGTTATGTCTGCCAAGCGATTGGAAGAATTCCTTGACAAAGGTAAAGACGCATGCCGTAACGACGACGAACGTCGCAACTGGGATCGTAACAAACGATTGGTTGACTTCAGCTACATCCCAGAAGATGTAGAGAAAGAGATCGTTGACGCATACCTAAGTAGTAAACCGAATGGAGATAAGATGACTATCATGAACTATCTTATCGCAAACAAATGCAGATTACTGCTTGACGAACTAGAGGATTTTTAATGAAGAAATATCTGACTGAGATGCTGAAGGAGATCAATGAAGATCCTAAGGCTATTGAGAAATATAAAGGTGAGTTTTTGCTGAAGGTTATCTTCGCTCACAACTTCTTACCGAACTACAAGATGCTTTTACCTGAAGGTGAACCACCATTCAAACGTGCTGATCAACCACTTGGTATGACTGACACGAACTTGTTTGTTGAAGCCAAACGTATGTACGTCTTCATTCGTGCTGACTTGAAGCCATTCAAACGTGAGCAGCTGTTCGTTGGTCTGTTGGAAGGTATCCACCCAACTGAAGCTGACGTGTTAATCGCTGTCAAAGACCAGCAATTGCAAAAGATGTATCCGAAGATTACATGGAAGCTGGTATCTGATGCAGGAATCATTCCTCCGCCAGAGAAGAAGGAAAAGAAAGAAGCAAAAACTGCTTGACATTTAACCCTAGTTAGGGTATAATTTATATTATGGAAAAGCCTTCTCTTGAATTCTTTGCGACTCTGGGTCAGTATGTGTATCAATACATCGATCCAGAAGGTAATGTCTATTACACTGGTAAGGGTAATGGTGACCGATGCTGGGCTCACGTAGTTGAGAAAGACTACGATCCAGAGCACTTGCATATCGTTGCGAGAAACCTAGAGAAGTTTGACCTAAAGAAGGATGGTGCATCCTTCTTGCTTGAATCTTACTTTATCTCAACATTGAATCCAGATGGCAACAGCGTCTCTGGTCACTACAAGGAGTGTTTTATTATGGCATCATTGTCCTCTATTTTTGGTAACTATCAGGCTGACCAGTATGATATGTTCGAGTCTATGCCTTCTTGGTATATCGAGAACTACGATACATTCCGTGGTCGTCTACGTGAAGTCAAGTTGAACGCTACGACTGCATTCTTCTTGTCCAATGCTCGAAATAAGATGTACATGATGTGGTGGTGGAACCCAACTTCTGAAGATCCTATCAAGGTGACCTTTGAAGTTAATTCTCCAGTCGGTGAAGAACTTGATGGTAACATGAAGAAACTGAAACAGTGGCTCAAGAGCGAAGGTTATCAGAAGACTCATGCAGATGGTAAAGACCAGAAGGTTGCTATCCATGCCGAGAACATTGAGAGTGTTATCTCGTTGTTCAAAGAGTTCATGTCTTAATTGGAGAAACGTATGCCTAATTGGTGTGATAATAGTTTAGAACTGTCTCATGAAGACAAGTCCAAGATGGATGCACTTGATGCAGTCCTGACTGCGAAAGAAGCATTCTTCCAACATCTTGTCCCGAATCCATCGGGTGAGTGGGAGTATAACTGGTCAATCGAAAACTGGGGCACCAAGTGGGATGCTGATGCGTTTGATTGGGAACGAACAGATGATAATACCATCCGTGTTTACTTCAACACAGCGTGGTCTCCTCCAATCGCTCTCTATGATAATCTTGTTGAACAAGGTTACAAAGTCGATGCACGTTATCATGAATGTGGTATGTGCTACGCTGGTCAGTACACCACTGATGGTGGCGACGACTACTATGAGTATGATGTCTCTGATCAGAGCACGATTGATGCACTGCCAGCAGATGTAGTTGACTTTGCTGGTCTAGAAGATGCCCACGAACGTTGGGTTATCGAAGATCTGGAAGAACGTTGGTCTGAAGCTGAACGTACAGACTGGATTCCAGCAAGCACACCTCCAGTCCGTGAGGGTTGGTACGAAGTGAAAACATCAGGCTGGGATTTTGCTCAGTTCTGTAAATATGATGAGTTGCTAGAGTGGAATAGTTACAATACCGTTACATTCTGGCGTGGTCTTGCCGAGGAACCAAATGAAGCAGAAGTGGATTGATGCATTTATGGATACAGCAGAGCGTTTTGCTCAGCTTTCCAGTGCAGTTAGATTGAAGGTTGGTGCAGTTGTCGTGAAAGACAATCGCATTATCTCAATCGGTTACAATGGTATGCCTGCTGGTTGGACCAACGAGTGTGAAGAGAAAGTCTACAAGATAGATGGATATCTAGTTGATGAACATGGTTGCTATGAAACACGAACCAAGGACGAAGTCATCCATGCAGAAGCCAATGCGATTGCGAAACTCGCTCGTGATGGTGAGTCTGGTTTGGGGACTGATCTATTCTGTACTCATGCTCCTTGCATTCAGTGCGCCAAGATAGTCTACGGTGCAGGAATCAAGAAGGTGTACTACCGTGACTCTTATAGAGACACAAAGGGTTTGGACTTTCTCTATGCTTGTGGCATCGAAACCGAGCAAGTTGCAAAATAATTCAAAAAATTTGACAAAAAGTTCATTTTGAGCTAAAATTTTGTCTAAATAGATCTACAGGCAGATGAATTTCTGCTTGACTTTTTAAACCTCTTAGGATAGAATACTTTCTACTATGATACTCTCTTGTTCCAGAATGCATAAACAGCTACCGTTGAATAACGGATGGACAAGCACACGCCCATCATTTGTAGAAGGTTCAGGCTATGCGATTGAGGATACGAAGGGTTTTGGTAAGAAGATGTAAGAGAATAAGTCTCTTTACCAAAACCCTCGAAGATGAAAGTCTCGAGGGTTTTTTTGTTTTATACCTCTCAGAAGTTGAGGGTTATTAAACTGAGGTGTTGACTGTAAAGCGATCCTGCTGTATAATCAATGCTTAGTTAGTTGAGAAGAACGTCGAAGAACGTAATCCCTTCAATGTTTGAGGGTTGTTTCAGAAAGTTGTTGACACTAACGCTGACATGATGTAGAATTATGTCTTAGGTTGAGTGAGAAGCGATTCTTACGATACCTTGGAAAGACCCTACTGATAGTAGGGTTATCCAGAAAGGTGTTGACATACAATCTTAGTTGATGTATAATCAATGCCTTGGTTGAGTTGCTCTTTAGCACCAACCTTAGATCTTTAACAATCAGGACTCTGTATTTAAGACACTCAGTGGAGAGGTTCGCTGAACCACTGAGTGTATGTTCCCGAGTGGTGTAATGGTAGCACAGTTGACTTTGACTCAACTAGCATAGGTTCGATACCTGTCTCGGGTGCCAAACAAAAATACATTAGGTTTACAGTGCCACTAGGTGGCTATGTTGGTAGCAAGATGGGCGACGGTCCACGCTGGCATAGTCACACGAAAGATGGAAATCGGCTTCGGCTTTGATCAGTAGTCACGGTGGAGTTCGCTGTAGCGTAATGTGGATAGAGACTAGTCGGCAGACGATGCCGTGAGAATCCTACAGTGTAGGTCGTTTCTATACATCCTAATGTATTTTTGTTTGGTAACAATGTTCAAGGAGAACGACATGAAAGCTGGTAAACAGTAGTGTCGCTCAGATCCCCCGTATGGTCTGAGTTGGCACGTAAAATCAAAATAATACGTACAACCACTCTAGGTGTTATTGGCAGCATTCTAGACTCTTAATCTATGAGGTCTGGGTTCGAATCCCAGAGAGTGGACCATATGGGGGTATAACTTAACGGCTAAAGTAGCTGGCTTTTAACCAGTTAATCAGAGTTCGATTCTCTGTGCCCCTACCATATGAAAATACATTACCGTCTATGTTTGCTAACCCGAGCATGGTGAGGTCATTGGGCGTGTACCGAGCGGTGGGTAGTGTATTTCCATATGGTTTATGGAGTTGTTAGTTTAGTGGTAAAACCACGGGTTGTGATTCCGTTATCACGAGTTCGATTCTCGTACATCTCCCCAATTTGCCTGTGTAGCTCCAATGGTAGAGCAGTGGATTGAAAATCCATGTGTTAGTGGTTCGAGTCCACTCATAGGCACCAGA